ATACAAATATTACAGAATAATATACGAGACTTACAGAGTCAGTTAGCGTCAGCTCATATTAGAATTGCCGAACTGTTAACTGATAAGTCAGCTTCTAATGAAGAAGTAGTTAAAGAGAAACAATTCATTCAAGAATTAACAGGTGAAATTCAAAGAGTTAATAAAGAAACAGAAATTAAAATAGAAAAGACTATGAAGGCTGTACCACAAATGTTAGATTCAAGACCAACTAAACCAAAGTTATCTAATCCAAACGAGAAGTATGTCTCCGTTGATAAAGACGGTAAAATGATTTACTTAAAAGAATAATGCCGATATACGATTTTTACAATAAAGAAACTGATGAGGTCATTGAGAATTTACAAATGACTATAGCAGATAGAGAACAATACTTAAAAGATAATCCTCATATTAGAGGTCATTATACTACAGTACCAGGTATTGTAAGTGGTTCAGGTTCAACAGGTTCTATAGAGAATATAGACAATCATGGATTTAAAGAAGTACTACAAAAAATAGGTGAAGGTCACCCAATGGGTTCTGTAGCAGACGAGCATACTAGAAAGACAGGTAAAGAAGTCAAGACTAGAGATGTAATTAAAAAACACGCGAAAATACAATCAAGACGAAAAGGAGTCAAATAATATATTATGTTTAATCACTTAGAAGGATACGAATCAGTAACATTACCAACTGAAACAATTAATGGTAAAAGATATTATGTCACACCAGACGGAAACAAATATCCGTCAGTAACGACAGTAACAGGATTACACAGTGCCAAATGGGTTGCGAAGTGGAGAAAGAATGTTGGTGAAGAAGTCGCTAACAAAATATCCTCTCAAGCAGCTGGTAGAGGTTCAAGATATCATTACTTAATGGAAGACTACATTAACAACATGGACATAACAGAGAAGTTAGAGAAAGCTACACCAATAGATCAAATGATGTTTAATCAAACTAAAGAACTAACTGATAAGATAGGAGATATCTATATGTTAGAAGGTTCATTGTATAGTGATGATTTAGCTATTGCTGGTCGAGTAGACTGTATAGCAGAGTTCGCAGGGAAGGTGTCTGTAATCGATTTTAAGACTAGTACGAAGGCTAAGTCACCTAGTAAGATCAAGAATTACTTTATGCAAGAGACAGCGTACGCTATGATGTTTGAGGAGAGATATGGAGTTAAGATAGATCGAATAGTTACATTAGTTTCTGTAGAAGAAACAGGTGTAGCACAGTTGTTCGTAGAAAATCCCAACAACTGGATTGACCAGTTGCTGAGTCTTCGTAGTCAGTATAAAACTGAACATGGTTTGTAGGAGTAGTGCCTAAGTTCTATTATGAATCCACTTACTTACATTGTGACAGCGATTATGAACCAAGGAGAGAATACTCCAAAAGTTATAAACGCGATCTCAACGAAAGAGGCTGTGGAAGCCTTTACTTCTTCGCCGTGTCTACTCCATGATTGTCTTACATTCATTAGAGTATCCTTTGTTATAAATAGTTATATAAAAGTAAGATTACTAAATCTTACACCTATATTTATAACACTTATAACCTTACATAACTAAAATCAATAAAGAAAAATGGCATATTCAAAACAAGTAGTAGATCGATTCGAATCAGTACTAGCTAATCCAGCTAAACATTCAGTCGGCAGATTCGACCCTAAAGACCCTAATGTAATATCAGGAATGGTTGGAGCGCCTGCATGTGGTGATGTCATGAAGTTAGATATGAAAATGAACGGTGATGTTATAGAAGATGTCAAGTTTAAAACATACGGTTGTGGTTCTGCAATAGCATCATCAACCTTGTTTGTAGAAATGTTAAAAGGTAAAACTATAGACGAAGCTAAGAAGATAACAGATAAAGAGATAGCAGGTATACTAGACTTACCACCAATCAAATTACATTGTAGTGTATTAGCTGAAGGTGCGATTAGACAAGCTCTCAGTAAGTATGATCCAATGATAGGACACAATAATCCTCCAAGTGAATAAAGCTTTATTAATGTACACTTTGTTTTTTATTTCTCATAATAACTATGGAATAGATGAAAGACAATACGGTATACTTAGAGCTATGAAAGAGATTGAACATTCGAGTAAAGTAAAAACTTGACAGATCAGAGAACGGTGATATAATAGATATATGATTCTAACTAAAAAGAAATTTACAAATAGCGTTGAAGAACTAGTTATTCAAAAAAACCTAACTTACATAGATGCCATAGTACATTTTTGTCAAGAAAATCATTTGGAACCTGATTCAGTTAAAGGACTGGTCACACCTCCATTGAAAGAAAAGATTCGCGCAGAAGCGATTAATCTAAGATTCTTAAAAGAATCAAAAGCTAAACTACCAATATAAATTATGAAACCACAAAAACAAAAAACATACGAAAACAATAAACACTTTAACAAACCTAAGAGACATGATGGTCCACCACCGTTTGATGTTTTGTTAAGACAATTCAAAAAGAAGTGTGAGAGAAAAGGTATCGTAGCAGAAGTCAGAGACAGACAGTACTATGAGAAACCTGCTCAAAAGAAACAACGAAAGAAAAAAGAAGCGGTTCGTAGAGAAAGAATGAACCAAATGAACAACAACACTTTGAGTAGACCTAAGTATTATTAATGACAAGTCGTGAAGGATTTGATGCATACTGTTTGTACTTAGCTATTAATAATCATTTTAATACGGAGTCTTATGACTTCTTTAAGTATAGAGGTAAAGTACCTGTAAAGTTACCTGCGTTTCTGAAAAGAAATGATAAGTATCACTTTGCAAAGTTAGCAAGAGAACATAGAGATGATTTAAAAGATTTCTTAGTTGCTAATCTATCTAAACAAAAATACTATGGTCGTAATTTATTAGAACCTGAGTGTGCTGATAACTATAAAGCTTTTAAGAAAAGAAAACAAAAATTGACTTATACTATCACAGAAGACATGAGATACTTACAAGATAAGTATGAACATATTGATATCACACTAGACTCAAAGAACGGACAACATCCACCAATACTAAAAGAGTTTCTTGGAAGTAAGATTACTGCAGAAACATTTATAGCATTTGATATGATGTTCGGAGTGTTTGAAGATTACAATGAAATGATTCAAGAGAAGTTTATTTGGCCAAAAGAAAATAACAGATTAACTAAACTTAAACCATTCATAGAATTTGAACAAGTCAAGATAAGAATGATAATGAAAGATATATGGATACAGCGTACATCATAGGTAACGGTCCTAGTAGAAAAGGATTGGACTTAGATACATTAGACGGCACAACATTCGGTTGTAACGCGTTGTACAGAGACTATAGACCTGACTACTTAGTATCAGGTGACTCTAAAATTCTAAAAGAAATGTGTGAGTCAGAATATCCTAGAGATAACAAATGTATTTTTCCTGACTATGAATGTATACCACATGATTACAAAGAAATAATATTAATGAACTTTGATTCTAGTTATACAATAAAAGAATCTAATCCAAACAAAAAAGAACATGTTTGGATATTTGGACTAGAAGATGATGTCTCAGATATCATGGAAGTTCATGTCATTGGGGTAGAACCTGATTGGCAAATACAGAATATGAAAGGAACAGTTGATGATGCTATGTTTAGTGTCAACTTCTTTTCTGGAAGTCAAGCGATGGCGCAGGCTTCTATAATGGGTTTTGATGAGATATGTCTTGTCGGTTTCGATTCAATATGGAACTTTCAAGAAGAAACTTATCAGAATATCTATGCTGGTACCAATGCCTATACGAGAGAGAATGAAAATTCTCGATTAAGGGTTGGTACTAATAATCCTAATTCACTTTTAGGATCACAAGAAGCACAGATAAAGAAAGTGATTGACAGATTTAAAGATGTCGATTATACTATATACTATGAAGGAAATAAAAAGCCTTTAGAATATAATAGTTTTACATAATGAATAAAGTGGATAATAAGAAATATAATAATTAAATATACAAGGAGATAAAATGTCATTTAATGAATTAAAGAGAAGTCGCGGTGGCTTCGATAAACTACAAACCGCATTAGAATCAGAATCCTCTGGTTCAGAAAAGAAAGGCTACGGCGACGATAGGTTCTGGAAACCCGAACTAGATAAATCTAGTAACGGATATGCAGTACTTCGTTTCTTACCTGCTGCTAATGGAGAAGAACTTCCGTGGGTCCAATATTGGGATCATGGTTTTCAAGGTCCAGGTGGTTGGTTCATAGAGAAGTCGCTAACAACACTAGGACAGAATTGTCCAGTTTCAGAGTATAACGGTATTCTATGGAACAGTGGTGATGAAGCTCAGAAAGACCAGGCGAGAAAACAAAAAAGAAGATTGCACTATGTTGCAAATGTTCTAGTTGTATCTGATCCTGCTCATCCAGAACATGAAGGTAAAGTAATGCTTTATCGTTTCGGTAAAAAAATCTTTGAGAAGATCAAAGATGTTATGCAACCTCAGTTCGAAGATGAGAAACCTATCAACTGTTTTGATATGTGGGAAGGTGCTGACTTTAAACTTAAAGTTAGAAAAGTAGATGGTTACTGGAACTATGATAAATCAGAGTTCGCTA